ATATAATACAATATAGATCATATTTGTATGATCTATTATTACAAGTATGATCTATTATTACAATTAGTAATAGTACTACCTACTATTACTAATTATATACTATCAACTCTCTCACCAGTGCTTAGTATAGCTTTCAGACATTTGCATTAATATTAATAGTATGTTATACTGTAAGAGTACATTATTAAATTTAATAATCTAAACCTCATGAGTAATGTTTCTTGCGAAAACACAAATAATATAAACTTTCTCAATGACACCAGTTTTAAGTTTAAAATACTTAACTCACCGAATGTAACGTTTTTTGTTACTAAAGTTGCAGTACCGGAGATCTCTGTAGAAACTACCACACAGAGTACTTTGTATAATGCAATTCCTATGCCTGGAGATGAGATCCAGTACACGGATTTAGTCGTTAGTTTCAAATTACAAGAAAATTTAGCAGATTATTTAGAAATTTATAACTGGTTGATCAATTCTGGACATCCAACTAATCTCACCGATTTGTATGAACAACAAAATTATGTAAGGAATAATCCATCAAAAGGTGGAGAAGCTAGTAATGGCGGCATTTTTAGTGATGCTGTATTGACGGTATTAGATAACTCACTAAATCCAAAATTCGATGTATATTTCTATAAAATCTTTCCAGTAAGATTGTCTTCTATTAACTTTTCTACTCAAAATCGTCAATCTTCACCATTAGAAGTCACTGCCTCATTCAAATATGTGTATTTTGATGTAAAACCACATGTTATCTAAAATCTATTAAATTTAATACCTCACTAAAAAATATATGTCTGACAAATCAGTCTCATTTTTGGATTATTTACAACAATACCCAAATTCCGAAAAACTATATAATATATTTCAAGAAGATTGTCAACCTATAAATGCTGCAAATATTACTCAGAGGTTAAGTGACTATCCTCTACTGTATAGTAAATACCATAGTATATACCAATCTATTCATGATGCTTATAGAATTAAGAGTTATGAAAAGGAAATATTGAGATCTAGATTGGCTAGATATTACAATGGTACATCATATGAACACGAAAAAAAGATAAATCCAGATCTAATAGTTAAAGGTAAAACTAATACTGAACTTAATAGAGCAATAGAATTAGATTCAGAATATATATCTTATCTGAACGAAATTTCTAAATTGGAAGATCTCAAAGTTTATATCACTAGAATATTAGATTTTGTAAAGTTTCAAGGCAATCATCTTAAAACTTGTGCCGATCAGATCAGGTTTGCTGATGGAGCATTTAGATAATATGCTCTGAGAGGGGTATAGAATGCCCTGTGACCCCCTCTAAATAGTAATGAGATACTTTGTGCCATTCTATAAATTTATTAAAGGTTTTGGGGCATTCATGACTGACGTTAGGATTAAAAAAAAGAATGAACTCTACATTATTGTAGAGTGTGATGCTGAACTGAGATATATATTGAATGATTATTACTCATTTGAAGTATCTGGCTACAAATATATGCCAGCATATAAGAATGGTGCGTGGGACGGAAAAATCAGATTATTCTCTGTTACTGGTGGGCAATTATATTATGGACTACTAGATCATCTCACCAATTTTCTGAAGGATAATAATTATACATATGAAATCTCACCAGATGTAAATGAAAAATGTAATTACGATGTAGATACATATATAAAATCTCTAAAATTGCCATTTTCTCTTAGAGATTATCAGATAGATACTGTTAAGGAGTGTATATTTAATAATAGAAAATTAATACTGTCTCCAACAAGTAGCGGCAAGAGCATGTCTCTTTATATTTTGGCTAATTATTATAAAGATTTTACTAAAGTCTTGATAATTTTTCCAAATACTAGTTTAGTAATACAAACTAAAAAAGAATTTGTTAGTTATGGTATGGATGTTAGATTAATTCATGAAATATTTGAAGATCGTGAAAAACAATCAGATAAACCAATAGTGATGTCTACGTGGCAAGGTATATATACTCAGCCTAAATCATATTTCAAACAGTATGGATGCGTTCAAGTGGACGAATGCTTTACCCCAGATACAGAAATACTCACCAATAAAGGATTTGTTAGATTTGATTGTTTAGATAAAACTGAATTAGTTGCCCAATATGATTCAGACACAAATGAAATATCTTTTGTAAAACCAATTTGTTATATTGAAAATGACTATAGTGGAAAATTGATTAATGCTAGTTCTGACAGAAGAATAAGCTTAACTACCACACCAAATCACGAAATTTTACTTTTTAATAAAATAAATCATGTTAAAAAGTCTCATAAAGATGTTAGTTATAATAATGGTAATTGGACTATTAAAACTTGTGGTTTGACAACATCAAATATTAAAACAGAATTGACTGAATTAGATAAGTTATTAATTGCTTTCCAAGCGGATGGTAGTTTGTGGCACACTGATATAAATGGAACTTTAACTTTAGATTTTACGTTTTCAAAACAACGTAAAATAAATAAATTTTTAGATATTATGTCTAAAGGTGACTTTAATTTTAGAGAAGTCAAGGGAACTGAACGTAATGGCAACGTAAAGGATAAAAGAAGATTTTTGGTGAGTGGCATTTCATACGCTTATAAAAATATATCAGATTATTTTAATATTGCGGAATTGTCACTAGATGTATGTAGACAAATTATTGAAGAAATGGTTTGTTGGGATGGAAGTATTACAAAAAATGGTTTATACTACTATAGTTCAACTATTAAAGCCAATGTTGATTTTTATCAGGCGATGGCGGTGCTATGTAATTACCACACTAATCAAACCGTTCAAGTTGATAATAGATCTGATACGTTTAATGATGTTTATAGATTATTTATTAGTAAACATATTAATAGAATAGGTTGTCGAGGTATAACTAAATCTGAAATCGATTATAATGGCAAAGTTTATTGTGTGAAAGTGCCAACAGGAAATATTGTTGTTCGCCACAATGGTAAAGTTGTTATAACAGGCAATTGCCACACTGCTGTTGCCAAATCATTGACTATCATCCTACAACATCTAGATCAATGTAAATATAGATTTGGATTTACTGGTACTCTAGATGGTGCTAAAGCTAATAAATTACAATTAATGGGTTTATTTGGTGACTGTAAACAAGTAGTCACTACTACCGAACTAATTAAAAATAAACAAATTAGTGATGTTTTTATTAAAATTCTTATTCTGAAGCACCCATATCGAATGTTTGCAACGTACACAGAAGAATTAGAATATCTAGTCACTCACCAAATTAGAAATAACTTTATCAAAAATTTAGTTTCTAGACTAAAAGGCAATACTTTGGTATTATTCAGTAGAGTAGAACAACAAGGTCTGCCACTATATGAACAGTTCACTAAAGAACTACCAGAAAAAAGTATACATTTAGTATATGGAAAAATTAGTAGTGACGAGAGAGAAAGAATTAGACAATTAGTAGAAACCGAACAAAATGGTGTGATAATAGCATCCTACCAGACATACCAACAAGGTATAAATATTAAAAACCTACATAATATCATATTCGCATCACCAAATAAATCTAGAATACGCAATTTACAGAGTATAGGGAGAGGTTTACGTTTGCATGATTCTAAACAACGTGCTACTATATATGATATCGCGGATAACATTAGTGTAGGTAATATAAAAAATTATACTATCGATCATTTGATGGACAGAATCAAATATTATTCCGAAGAAGAATTAGAATTTAACATAACAGAAATAGATTTAATAAAGAAAAAATGATGTTAACTCCAGACTCAAAAGCTGAAAATCAAGATTTAGAATTCTTTGCTGCTATTAAATTAGTTACAAATGAGGAAATTATTGGATTTGTCAATATCCCAGACGATCTTGAAGAACAAGAAGACGGGTCTTTTTATATTACCGATCCACTGGTGGTTAGACCAATAACAATTATTTCTGGTGGTCGGATGATTATGAACTACCAGTTATCACCGTGGATGAGTAATAGTTCTGATAATACGTTTCATATGAATCAAAAAGATGTAGTAGTCTGGGGAGATATGAGTCCTACTATGTTTGAATATTACAATATGTATCTCAATTCTGTTGAATATACTGGAGTGTTACAAGAAGTTGGGGTGGATAATAATCAAAATTCTCCTGAGATGATTTCGATCAAAAATTCTTTGGAGAATATTTATAAAAATTTATAATTAATAAAATGTCTAGGACATATCGTACAAAGCCTTATTCCTATTTTTGCAGAATTGCGACTACTTTTGCGGAATACAAAGACCCAGAATTGTCAGAATTGGGTTATCGGAAACCCCCGTCACTTTAGTTATCTCACCCATAACCTCTACTTTCGCTGGGGCAAACCTGCGTGGGCAAGGTGCGTCATTGAGAGAAGAATCTCCTCGCCTTTAGGCAGGGGAGTGTCAAACTCCCAGATCGAGACACCTTACGGGGCATCCTAGACCCCCCTCAGACCACAAAATTAATAGTTGACAAACTATACCTTCACTGATATAGTTAATGAAGACAGCCAAACAAACCACTTTAACTGAGATGATCGAATTAATTAGACACACTACTAAATCTGGTAAACAATCACCATTTTGGTTGGTTGTAATTGATGGATTAGAATCATTTAAAGTGGCTAGTTTGGGTTGTGCTAAACGATTGATTGCCAAATTTGCTAAGAGCGAAGGACAGGATTATGAAGATAGCAGAAAAGCTGAGATTGGCAGAATTGGAGATAGCCAGACTGAAGGAAAAAGTCAGTCAACTGGAGAAAACATCCAAGAAAGAAAAAGATTTTGCTACCCAATGTCAGGACAAAATGACTGGCTTGGATATGGAAAACGGTCATTTAAAAAACATAAATTCAAAATTACGATCAGATATAATCAAGTACGAAAATACAACTGGTCAGACACAAACGAAAAAGACCTACAGCGAGATTCGCAATCTAATAAAATGGAATCCATGCAACCAGAAATTTCACATCAAAGTTTTGTGGGAAATGTTGGAGAAGTTTATGATTCCAGAACCAGTGTTGGAAGTGATAGCACAAATAGAAGCGTGGGGGGGGCGTATGCAATACTCGATGAATCAAATGCAGTTGTTGATGACAACAATTCATCCATCAGACTCCGAACAAGTCAAGCGATTGAAAATATGCAATCAGAAAATGTACAACAAGATAAAACTACTTTATTGGCAGATCGATCAACCATTACTGGAATATTTGAAAAAATTTATGACAGCAACGTTAAAATCAGTACAGTCCTCGACGAACACTTCACAGTCCTCGACGAAGTTATTATTAAACCGTTCACAAAGTTATTTTACGCTCTTGGAGGAACTCCTGAAGAAATTGATGGATCTAGTGGCACCAGAAAATCAAACTCTAGCTTCCCGTTTCCTCAACGAAACATTACAGCAGATGTAATGTTTGATTAGGTGTATTTAATATATGCAGTACCAGAAATGGTTGTGGTAGTCCAGTAAAGCTGAAGTGATGTTAAATCCCTCCTATTAACAATAGGAGGGATTTATGTCATTGACAATTTGTGATATATTGTTTATAATGGTATATATATAATTGAAAAATTAATATACTACTATGATAATCTAATAATTTTATGCCAAGAACCACCAAAGAACCAAAACACTATGTTGACAATGTAGCATTTGCAGATGCCTTGATTGAACACAAGACCAAGATACTCGACTGGAAATCCAAAGTATTAAATTTAATAATTCTCTTTAAAGAACAGTTACCCTCTACTACTAATATATTAAAATTGTATTATCTTAGATGCACTTACGAGTATTTAATTGCTAATATACTAGATAAACCAATGGTAAGTAATTACTTATTAATTCAGATAGAAAAGATTGCATATCGATTTTCTCAAGGTGGTGGATTTGTTAATTATACCTATAAACAGGACATGATTAATAATGCAGTAGAAAATTGTCTAAAGTCTATCACCAATTTCGATCCTGCTATAAGTACTAACCCATTCTCCTACTTTACTCAAATTTGTTATTTTGCGTTCATTCGCACTATCGCGATTGAGAAGAAGCAGCAAGAGATAAAAAATAAAATTATAGATTTTTCAGAGTTTAGTTATTTCTTTAATGGAGGTGGTTTGGAGGAACATGAGAAGCAAGCTTTAAAAGATTCTATCGAGTTAAAATATAGAAATCTGGAGATAGTATAATTATGATTCATTTCGATCCTATACTCAATTTGTGGCAATTCGATCAACCCAATCATAATGTAAATAATGGATCTACTAAGCAATTAATTTATAATCAATGGTTTGGTGGTGACAAATTATATTTACATTATCAGTTTGGAGTAAAATCAGGATTAGTATCGCCAGAAAGATATCTCAAATAAGTTCCTAGTTGGTTGCCTGATAGTACTATCCAATTCTCACCAGAATATCAGATCAAATTAGACCAATTAATTGGGACACATATAGCTAACCAGACAACATGGAACCACCACTAGAGGATGAGAAAGAATAATGTTAGTAGCAATTTTAGCAGATCTCCATCTGGGTGTAAGAAAATCCGATCCAATGCACTGGAATTATTTCTTAAAGTGGTTTGACAATATTTTTCTTCCATACATAGAAGAAAATAATATCAATACCATCATCCAATTAGGTGACTTTTTTGATAACCGCAAATCACTTGAACTACATACCATATATCAAACTAAAACATATGTACTAGATAAACTAAAAGATAAAAAGATACATATCATTACTGGTAATCACGATCTGTATTATAAAGACTCGAACCATATTAATTCTATTGATTTAGTATTAGGTGAGTATACAAATATCAATACTTATTCAGAATGTGCGACTATTAATATTGGTGGAACTAGTATCGATTTGATTCCTTGGATCAATACTAGTAATTATGATAATACTGTCAAATTTATTGACGATACTAAATCAAAAATTGCATTTGCCCACTTAGAGGTCAATGGTGCCATGTTGTTACCAGGACACCACCTCACTCATGGCACAGATCCCAATATTTTCTCCAAATATACTAAGGTGTTATCTGGTCATATTCATTTCAGATCTATTTACCAAAATATTCACTATATTGGTATATTTGGAGAAATGAATGCTGGTGATGAGAATGCGGTTAGAGGATTAACTGTACTCGATACTACCACCCTAAAAACAAAGTTTATACGAAATCCTTATAAACTTTATCAAACTGTCTATTATGAACCATATTTAACACCTATTGATCTAGAATCCTATAGGGATTGTGTGGTAAAGTTAATAGTGAAGGGATTAGATGGAATTCAAGATTTTGATAGTTATGTGGAAAGATTGACTTCTGTTGCATACAGTGTTAAAATAGTAGAACAATTGGTTAAAAATATCAGTGATGTAGAATTTACTGATGAAGCAATTTCAAACAATTCTACTCTAGAATTGTTTGAAGAATATGTGCAAAGTATAGACATAGACGATATAGATACGGTGATGTCGATTATAAAGAATATATACCAGAAAATAGTATGAATTTAGGAAAGTAATATGGCATATTTTATAAAGTTTGTTAAACCAACAGTATTACAAATTTCTACGACTAGTGATGATTCCGATCAATATAAGTATTATCCGATTAGGCTAAAAACATTAGCCACTATTAATGCTTTCTTGCATCTACTGAATATTGATGATAAACTACATTATTTGTTGTCTGGACACACATTAAAGATGTATGTTTCTCGCGATATTATTAATATAAGCAGCCAGAAAGAATTTAGAGATAAGATTAGACAACATAGATACAAATGTCATCTGGAAAATCTTTGTTGTCGTATTATTGGTAGACCTATTAATCATTATTATTTAAACTCTGCTCCTGAATATAATTTGAAAGACAATATTGTTCCACAAATTTTTGAGCGTAGTCCTTTATATATTGTTAATTATCATTGGGAGGAAAATAAGAAACTGGTAAGTGCATATGACGATTTGCATAATTACATTACATTAGAAAAAAGATATATAGAGTTTTTTGATAAAGAAGAATTATTACAAGGAGGGGTATCTTTCTTATATGCTTTTAATAAAAACAAAGCCTCTGTGATAGAAGAAGATCGCAAATTATTAAAATTAATAGATGTGCTGAGAAATACTTCTGAAAATAATTATTGGAGTTTTTCTATCAAATATGCCAATTTTAAGAATTGGGTAGCAATAAGCATGTATAGAAATCATTCTGATCTATACAACGGTTCCCTTAATCTTGCTGCTAATGGTAGAAGTTATTAGATGATCTTACTAAAAAAACTCAAAATAAAAAATTTCATTTCTGTTGGTAATGTGCCAATAGAAATAGATTTGTGTAACCACAATAAAACTATTGTTGTAGGGTCTAATGGGACGGGTAAAGAAGCACCAATATCAGAACCAGTTCTAACTCCTTTAGGTTGGTCTACTATGGGTGCTATTCGTCCTGGTGACTATGTGATTGGTTCTGCTGGCACACCCATCAAAGTATTGTCTATCCATCCTCAAGGAGTGAAAGATGTATACACGGTAAAGACTATGGATGGGGTGGATATACGATGTGGTAAAGACCATCTATGGTCTGTATGGGTAAAAAGACATGGTAAAAATGTATTAATTACCAAAACTACTCAAGAATTAATTGACAATGGTGTGAGAAAATCATCAGATAATACTGCAAGATATACGTTACCTAAATTTGACGGACTCCAAGAAGGTATCTCTGTTAGTTTTGGATATGCACTAGGTTATTGTCTTGGTAATGGTTGTTTTAGTCAAGGACAACTAAAGGTTTCATATGATGACAGAATTGAATCTAAACTACTGCCACTATTAGAATCTTCTCTGGGGATTCCTACTAATTCAAGAAATAATGGTGGTCATTCTGCACAATCTGGATATAGTTGGTCTGCTATTCATCCAGAAATAGCAAAGTATCGTGATAGTGGTTTATCACATGATAAAAATTTACACAAAGATCATAGTGATTGGTTGCTATGGGATTATCAATCGAGACTAGAATTACTACAGGGATTATTAGATAGCAATGGTTGTGTAGGATTATCAAAAGCAGATGGTAGACCACGATCTAGTTTTAGTTCTACTTCTATCAATTTAATTGTTTTAGTAAGAGATTTGGTAAGATCGTTGGGTGGACGAGCATGTGAACCAATTGCAGATAATCGTACCCATTATAAGTCTGGTAATTGCTGGAATTTGTCATTCAGATTGCCAGTATGCCCATTCAAATTACATGATGACAGATGGCGACCATCCAGACGTTCTATGCAATCAACGATTAGTGAGATCGTACAGAATGGTTATCAGGAAGAACAAGTATGTATCACCGTTGATGCAGAAGATCAATTATATGTGACTACTGGGTTTAAATTGACCCATAATAGTTCGACATTGCTAGATTCTATTGTGTATGCACTATACGGTGTAGCATACAGAAATATAAATAAAAGTCAACTAATCAATTCTACCAATAAAGCACAATTACTGGTAGAATTAGAATTTTCTTCATCTAATAATGAATACAAAATTGTCAGAGGACAGCAGCCAAATGTATTTGATATATACATTAATGGTGAAAAACTTAACGAATTGTCTTCAGTAAAGGAACAACAGAAATATCTTGAAGATCATATCATTAAAATCAACTATCTAACATTTTCTAATATCGCTATATTGGGTAGTTGTAATTATATTCCTTTTATGGAGCAGCCAGTATTGGTGCGGCGTACACTAATTGAAGAACTGCTAGATATAAAAATCTTTGCAGAAATGTTAGTGGTGGCTAAAGAGCGAAATAAAGAGTTATATGATGAGATTAAATCTATATCAAATGACATCAAATCAAATAATGAGCAAGTAGTATTAATACAATCATTCATCAATACTATCACCAATACCACTGTGGTGGATAATAGTGAAGAAATTAATAGATTAAATTTAGAGAAAGACTCTATCAATAAAAATATCAATTTATTGATGCTAGAAAAGGATAAACTAGAGTTAGAGTTATCTGGTTTCAGCGATCCGCAGCCACATATCACTAAGCTTAAAACTTATGTAAGTGATTGTAATGCTGCAATCAAATTGGACAACAAACAAATTAAATTTTACGAGAGTAACAATACTTGCCCTACTTGTACTCAATCTATAGATCCTACATTAAAAAGGGATTCTATATTAAAATTTAAGAGTGATATACAATCCTTTGAAACTAAATTAGATATAGCCACTAAAAAACTTAATTCTGGACAAGCTATCTTGTCAGATATTCAAAAGTTGACTAGTAGAAAAACAGAACATGCTCAAAAAATGAAAAATTTGAATAGTGAACTAACATCTATAGATAATCGAATTAGCCGATTATCTATCGTAATTCCAAAATCAAATAATTCTGATATAACTGAATATAATGATAAATTGACTAACACTAAAGCTAATTTAGAGTCATTATATAATAAATTGGATTTATTGAAAGTAGATAAAAATAATTATGATATAGTGGTTAAGTTGTTGTCTGATTCTGGGATTAAATCAAAAATTCTAGAAAAATATTTACCATATTTCAATAGCTATATCAATAATTATCTCAACATATTTGGATTAAACATAAATTTCACATTTAATTCATTATTTAAAGAAATTATATGTGCTAGGGATAAACAGAATTTTTCTTATGAATCATTTAGTGAGGGAGAAAAGATGAAAATATCTCTAGCAATTATGCTCTCATTTAGAGATCTTGCGTCTTTAAATAGTGCTAATAGTACTAATATATTGATAATGGATGAAGTGTTTGATAGTTCTTTAGATTATGATTCTAACAATAATTTGATGAGTATTATTAACCAGATGGTCGATCATAATATTATGATTATTACTCATCGAGAAGATGTTGCTATCGATGATTTTGATCGAGTGATGCAATTTTCTAAAGTCGATGGATTCACCAAAATAGCCTACCCCACTAACTAAGGTCAAGAACCACGGGGTTAACCCCGTGGCTTGGATATAACAATATATCTAACTCAAGTCTTGTCTAGATCATTTGTGGTTAGACCACATCTACAATACATATCCTGGTATATACGTTCAGATATTTTCCTAGTCTGTACCTCTATAAATCTAATTGTTTAGATTCTATTAAATAGGACATCTTGGATATGTTGGTCTAAGGAACCGTTAACTTTATTACTCTTAGGATTATCTCTATGCAAAGAGTACCCGTCTTATCTCCTAGCGGTCTACCGCTCATGCCTACTAAAGCATCTCGTGCTAGACGTATGGTCAATCAGCATCTTGCTACTCCACATTGGAGTGATTTGGGTATTTATTATATTCGATTAATCGCAGAACCTTCAGATAATATTACTCAAGATATCGCCCACGGCGTTGACCATAACAAATACATTAAATCCATTTAACCCCCCTTACAGGGCATTCTAGACCCCTCTCATACCACAAAATTAATAGTTGACAATCTAAATCAGTGATGATATGATAACTATATCATCACATTAATCATCATGATCGACTATACCCACTCCTACACTCGTTACAATAATTTATCTTTCTATGGTAATGACCAACTCAAACAAGATCTCCTATATCAACTACAATCCCACTATGCCCACGATCAAATAATTAAAGGTCACTATTGGCAAAATGGTAAGGGGTGTCATGTAGGTTGTTGCATTCATTCTAATTCTCATAAAGATATGAGTAATTTTTTTGGATTACCAGAATGGATATGCTATTTATTTGATAATATATTTGAAGGATTGCCTAATGATGATGCTATGAGATTTCCTTTAGAATCTATACAAGCTATACCAGTAGGAGTGTGTTTACAACCAGTATTACACAAATTAGCTATATGGAGATTATTAGATCCAGAACGAGGAGTAATCAGATTTAGTAATGATGAGTGTATAGTAGATGTAGCAGAATTACATAAAAAGGCATTAATACAGGAAGTGAGTAAAAACGAATGGTATGCTGCTCGTTCTGCTGCTTATTCTGTTGATTATGCTACTGCTGCTGCTGCTTATTCTGCTACTGCTGCTGCTTATTCTGCTGCTTGTGCTGCTTATTCTGCTACTGCTGCTGCTGATTCTGCTACTGCTACTGCTGCTGCTGATTCTGCTACTGCTGCTTATTCTGCTTCTGCTGCTGCTTATTCTGCTACTGCTGCTTATTCTGCTACTGCTGCTTATTCTGCTACTGCTACTGCTGCTGCTTATTCTGCTGCTGCTGATTCTGCTACTGCTGCTGCTTATTCTGCTGCTCGAAAACAGCATTATCAAAATGAATCTATTCAATTAATATCATTATTACACTCTGCTTAATTATTAAATTTAATGATTAAGCACAATAGGATATATTTTCACAAGGGAGAGTTTGATTCAAAATGGATTTATATAGATCTTTTTGGCTTTAGACCATTGGCAGTAATTAAACATGCAGGATGGGTTTATTTAAACTGTTCTTGGATCTCACTACAGTTACAAAGAATAATTTTAAAAAGTAACAGATAAAAAAATGACACTAACCGCCGAACAAATTATAAAATACGCTAAAGGCAATCCAGGTGCTTTATCATTTTTATTCCAATTAACCAACTCCACAACTATCACTGAAACTATTTTAAAAACTTTGAGAGAGGCTAAAACTATTAGAGGCACAAATATCTGGGTATTGTATTCATATTTATCTGACAAAAATATACAAACAGTGTTTGTATATGTGTTAATACCCCTGTTTCTATAGTAGAAGATGCCTGTTCTCGTCAATACTATTCTGGGATAAAATTAATTAAACCATACATTATCAAAAAAAAACTAATGTTTAATTATTCTGAAGAAGAAATTTTAAGTGATGTTAAAAAATATGTTTGTAGCACATACAGACAACATTATAAATCTAAATCTGTCCAATTAATAGACTTGTTTGCTAGTGAGGATATGATTATAGATTACCTTAAAACATCTATTATGCGATACGTGTTAAGGTATGGTAAAAAAGCAGACGAAAACAAAAATCCATACAACGTAAAAGATTTATTTAAGGCGATCCACTGTATCATCTTATTAATACACTTTACACGAAAACCATTTACTAGTCCCGAATTATTATTGGAGAATAATCAAAATGAAAATTTCTAAAGACACACTAAAAATTCTCAAGAATTATCAAAAAATTAATCCTTCTTTGATTATAAAATCTGGGAATACTATCAAAACTTTGTCGGACGCTAAGAACGTATATGCGATTGCCCATGTAGAAGAAACATTTCCAGATTTTGCTATTTACGATCTTAATAAATTATTGTCTGTTGTTGAGATCGTTGACGATCCAGATATTATATTTTATGACACACATCTGACTATTTCAAACGAAAGACAATCTACAAGATATCTTTTTTCAGATATCACTGTATTAACAGTAAAACTGCCAGAAAAGGATATTATTATGACTGATATTGAAGCAGAATTTATGCTTCGTAATAACGATATCACCACTATTAATCAATTTTCCACCAAATTATCTTTACCAGACCTAGTGGTTAAGATAGTAGATGATGTATTGGTGGGAGTAGTATGTGATAAATCAAATAGTGCCACTAATAATCATACAATAAAATTGGAACAATCTAATTATTATCCAGAAGTGATTGGTGATACAGATATAGAATTCAATTTCAAAATAGCCAATTTAAAACTATTGTCTGGCGACTACTGGATTTCTATCAGTAAAAAGAAAATCTCTAAATTTTGTAATGAAAATATGGATCTCATTTACTGGATCGCTTGTGAAAGCGACTCTATCACTTAAAAATTATGAAAATTTCACAAATCATCGCTGAATTATAGAAAACTAAAGCACAGCATGATAACTTTAAGTTGTCATATCGAAACTTATAGTTATCATGCTACTTCTAAACCTGTTGGGTTTCCATGCGGTAATATTAATGAAAACACATTAGAAAATGAAAAAATAGTAATTTTTATTTAATTTTATGGAAAATCCTATCATTTGTCCTGTATGTGGTGTTTATTTCATTGATGGTACATTCAGGTTTTCCTATAAACCTACTCAGCCAATTTCAGCTAATGATGTGGCTGGACTGGTGTGTTCTAATCTTAGTAAAAATCCAAATGGGGTAGCATTAAAACTCCAGTGTATTAATAAAACTGGGGATCCGGCGGAAGGAGATAGTTGGGAAAAACGATTAAAATCTATTGGGGAGTAAACCTATATGGGGCATCAGGTAACTACATTTTTTTAATAAATATATATGTATATTTTATTAAAAAATTTGTGGTTACTCATTACGTTTATAAAACATTATTGGAAGGGAATGATAAGTATTATATCGGCAGACACTCAACAACAAAAAAAGATATATTAAATGACGGGTATTTTGGTTCGGGTGTTTGGATTAGAAAAATTAAAGATAAAAATAAATTATCCAAAATAATTTTAGGCATATACAGTTCGATAGAAGATTTGTATATAGCAGAAGAGTTGTGGATAGAAAAACATTATAGTGACGTGAATTGTATGAACATGATATTCTTCCAGTGGGTTTAAACCTGGACATATTATGTCTAATGAAATTAAAAAGAAATTATCTGATGCGAAAAAGGGCAAATCTCTAACAAAAGAACATAAAGATAATATATCTAAATCAGTGAAGGGAAAAAATATTGGTATACAAAATGGATGTGCAAAATTAACTGAAAAGGATATCGAAGAAATTAAGATACTATATAAAAAAAATGTTTCTCAAAAACAAATAGCAACAACGTTTAATGTCAATAGAAAAACCATTTATAGAATAATAAATGGAAAATCTTGGCAACATCAATAATTTTATTAAATAAAAACTATAAAAATATGGGTCATTCTATTGGTGTTTGCCCTCAATGTGATGGGTCGGTTATGGAAGGGTGTAGCTGCAATAATTGTGCGGATGACCATATCAGATGGACACTAAAATGTAAAAAAAACAAAGAGATCATCTTGCAAAAGTAGTGGCTAAAGGTAACACTATCATTTTGGTTAAGACAAAAACAATTGGACAAATTAAATAATTAAATTTCTAATATCGAGTTTGTCCTTGCCAAATCAAAATTAATGTGCTAGAATATAAGAGTAAATCAAAATAAATCAAAATATATGCCATCAACCGAAATTGCTTCAAATATTAATAAAAAGTCTAGTGCTATTTCTCAGGTATCTTTTAGTGAAAGTGATAATCAAGTAATTTTAACTTTCACTTCTAATCCAGATAAACAATACCCCTATACTGTAGCTGAAGGTCGATTTCATTATGTAGTAGAAGCATTTTCTTTGACTGAATCTGTTGGTGCAATTTATCACGAATTAGTCAATAATTCCATCATTTTTCCCTTAAAATAAGTATGTCAACACCTAAATTCATGCCTACTATTACCTTTTCTCCTGATACTAACCAAGTATTTTTTTATTTTGAATCTACCCCAAAAATACTATTTCCATTTACTGTAGACGCAGACAAATTTGAATTTGTAACAGCGGCATTTTCTTCTGGTAATGTTTTTGGGGTATTTTATCAATTACTAAAATCTGGCGTTATTTATCCTACCCATCTATAAATATGTCTAGTCGTTATTCAACTCAAGAAGAAGAAGATATTGAACAATTATCTGAAGAATACTATAATGTATTTCTTGAGATGATTAAAAATAGCGAACAATCATTGAATAGCGAAATTTCTGTTTTCAAAAACTTAATCACTACAATAGTCTCAGAACTAAGATAATAAAATTATGCTACCAATTACTCCAGAAAAACTAAAATCAGCTAAGATTAATTCAATTGACCCAGATTCAGTTCCAGATTTTGATGATAATGATTGGGATGACTTTGACGATGATGATGCCGATGACGATGACGACGAAGAATAAATGAATAAATTATACCAGACAAAATATTTCATTATTGCTGTTTTGTCTGGTATAATCGATGGTTGGGTATCACTACAATGAGATCTATAATGTTCAGGAAACAAAAAGAGGATAAAAGAGGATATATTCGAGATGGATATACAGATATTAAGGATTCCTACGATCACTGGAAACTATTAATGTTTAATCCTGCATATGCTAGATCTACTAGAGCATTTTATGCTTCTTTAGGCTGGTGGCATCACAATGAACAATTTTTAAGATAATGGTTATGGATTTATATAGATTATGATTCACTTTGACATAACACTCAATCTTTATCAATTTGATCAACCTCATCATAATATATATAAATCCCATACTGGTGCATTAACATATAATCAATTATTTGTAGATGATAAACTTTATGTACTCAATACAAAGACTGGCAAAATTTATACCAATACTGTAGAACTAGATAAAATAAATCTATTAAAACAATATAATTTTTGTGCTGATAATGAAGGTAGATTTAATACAGGTAAAAATGGTCAAATTGTATATATTCATGAATTAGTATATGAAGTAAAAACTAATCGCAATTATGTAATCAATCATATCGACGGAGATCCTAGTAACAATATATTGTCTAATTTGGAATTATGTACTCATTGGTTTAATACAGTGTTAATGAAGAAAAAATCTGGACTATCTATTGGTATAAGATATAATAATAGTGGTACTAGCTATCTAACAAAAATTGCCATGCCAAGAATACATGGCAAATGTATAAATTTTGGTGCCAAAGAACTTAATTACCTTCAAAATATTCACTATCAGTTCGGCACTAAATCAGGTTTAGTTACACCAAAAAGATACCTCAAAGAAACTCCTAATTGGTTGCCAGATCATACTATCCAATTCTCACCAGACCATCAGATAAAACTAGACCAATTAATTCAAGCGCATCTAGAAAATCAATCAACTTGGGATATACCTATTGAAGCTTATGTTAATAATATTAAATTACAAGGCTTAAAAAATGACTCCATATAAATGGTCGTTTAGACAAATTATGTTTGGTTGGAGCGACTTTAAATATTCTCTAATTATTTGGAAAAACTTGATGTTCACTCCATATAATATTATCACTACCGATAAATTTTTTTTTTATACTACTATGCAATTCTGGTGGTATGATGAACATTTTGATTAATTATTAAATTTAATAAAAAGACCTCCTAAACTCAATTAGGAGGTCTTTTTGATCTATTCAACTCTTCTTGCTCTCCACTTCTTGTAATGATTTAATTTTCCATTTGCTACATTTGTTAAATTTGCACTTGCATTCTTACCCAATTCTGGTGTTAATAAACAAAATTGCAATAAATTAGTGATATGGTGTTCTACTCCATTAGGAACGGTAAGTATATATTTTTTAGCCATTAACTCTGATACTACTTTTTTCTGGTGTTCGCTTTGTGGTTTTGCGTTTGCTTTTCTGGTGGCAATTATCTTTGTTGAAGTTTTTTGTTCGGTCTTTACGACACAATCTTAAATTTTCTGGGCATTTTCCCATGTCCTCGTAAAATGAGTCAAAATTTGACTTCCATCGCAGTTCTACTGATATACCCACAGCATCATACATATGATACTGTTTATGGTTTGTATCAAAACATATATCGTTCATTTTGTGATAATATGATTTTGTTCTTGTCCAAGGCATAATTTAATGAAAAAATAGAACTAAGGTTTTTTACTTCCTTAGTTCTATTACAACAGATTTTACTTATTTTACAATAGGTTTAATAACGTGGGTCAGTTCAAGTTCACGATGGAAATTCTACGGAAATAAACGTTGGCGTTGGGAGTCAAAGATCCATTAGACTGAGTAGAACCTTGGGAGAATGGGTTAGCACTTACTGCATATCGAGATTTATACCCTATCTTGGGTTGGAATGTTTCAGGATCGGTTGCTCGTACCATTTGTAGTGCAACATATGGGGAGTAGTAAATACCTGCATCCCAAGCAGACGCACCTTTATACCCTAGTACTGCAAAGTGGGTATCAGAAATATTAGCTGCATAAGGATCTACATAAACTTTGATGCGACTGTTGAACAGACCAGCATATGTACTGGTGGTGTCATCAGGGACATCATTTACCGCCATTGCTGGAGTATAATCAAGTTGTTTAGCTGCGTGTAAAGCAGATGCAGTATCAGCAGAAACAATCATGAAATTCGCTTTACCCCGACGAGTGAGATGACCTACAGCGTTTGCTTCACGTTCTAATTGGAAACACAACCCTTTGAAACGTTCTACTGCCCAACGTCCATTTGAATCCAAGTTGAGGTCAAATTGACCTGGGATAACTACGTTATTTTGTGCCCCTGGTCTAGCAGTAACATAAATGGTACGAATGATTTCGCGGTTGATCTCAGATATAATCTCACTAGACAAGATGTTTGCTAGTTCGGATTCTGCATCTAGACCATGTACTGCTTTCAAATCTTGTTGTAGTTCAAGAGAGTAGCTTGCTTTTAGCGCACGACCTTTTGCTTCTACTAAGAATTTTTCGATGGAGAAACTGACTTCGCGGAAAGCATTACCACTTTCCCCCAAAGATTCTTGAATAGCTGTTGGCATACCTTGAGAATAAGTGTATGCACCAGGAATACCACTAGCACCAGGATTTAGTACTGCTGGGTTGTCTTCTAGATTTCCTGCCACTGGTGTGTATACCCCACCATTAGCAGAACGTGCAGTATCAGTTTCATTATAAAATAGTTCATTGGTGTAAACATTGGGGGTAGCACCATTACCATCTCGATCTGTACCGAAATGAGAACGCAGAGAAAATATTAGTCCAGATGGTGCAGTTAGTGGTTGTACCCCACAAACATCATATGCCATCATTTTGGGCATAGAACGACGTACCATCGAAATTAGCACAGGATCGTAACCTGCTACTGGAGTAGATGCAGCACCGCCAGTAAAACCACCGTTACCAGCAGAGTTGGTAGGAGACTCAAACAACATTTCTTTTTGTGAACGATTATCTCGTTCTTGGTTCTCCAGTAAGATTGCTGTACATTTTCGTTTATATTCGTCTTTGATTTCTACTTGACTCTGGGCATTTAGTACTGGTGCCCATTTTTCCAACAATTGCTCAATTCCTAACATTTGATTTCCGTAAGACATAAATTTATATTTTTTATTATTATTATTATTTATAGAAAATTACAAAGCACTTACATATTTAGACATACTATCACTAATAACTTCATAATTTCCAGACACATCATCATCCAAGATAGTATATTTTTTTGTTACAGTGGGGAAAGAACTTTCTTTTAAGATTTGTACTTTATTTGCCAAATCGTCAACGGAGTCTATATTTAATCCTTCTGCTAAAAATCGCAATTTTGCTTTTTGATTTTGACTTAAATCTCTACCCACTTCTTCTATAGTTTGTTCTAGGGTAGATTCCTGAAGAACACCATATAGTTCGGTGTTGATATCAATTTGCTCATTCAATTTGTTTTCTAGCATCTCGATAGTATCATTCATATTACTCAATACATCATATCGTTCTTCGGGAATATCTACATAATTTTCTTGGAATAGATTTTTCATCCCTCCAATAAAGTTTTCAAATAGTTCTAATTTGATACCATTTTCAATAGCAATTTCATTTTCTTCTAACCACATTCCAGAAATATAATCTAGTTTGGTGTCAATAGATTCAATCAATACTTCTGCTAGTGAGTTAATTTCTTCTTCTAGAGTTTGATTATAGTGTTCCTCAAGATTGGTCATCAATTCAAATGTTTTTTCTTTTACTGCTGCTTCAAAAATAACAATCAGTTTTTCTTTAAATTCTTCTGATAAATCAGAACCTTCAAATAAAGTATTGATTGAATCTGTTACACTAATGGATTCATCCATGTCACTTTTCTGTAATCCATTCATAGGTACTGGGGGTACAGCATCTTTATTTACGATATTCTTGATTTTTTTGACACCAGCCACATATTTTGCAGCAGTGTTTGGTTGTTCAGTAGCAATAGGTTCAGAATTAGGTAATTCTTCTACGTTACCATCTGATAAAGAAGTATCCATAGGATCTCCTGCTACTGCGTTTTTTGTTACCTGATTTCTTCCCATTGTAATTATTTTAATTTATACTACTATTTATATTTATATTTATATTTCATTATTTTTTGTTTTACTTGGTGTATTAAAAATTTTCTTGGTGCAAATACCCCCCTAAAATTGACCTTTTAGTATTTATTAAACGTTGTCCTCTTTCTAGATGATTTTTATCACTTCCTGGTTTACGTTGCAAAGATGCTAAAGATAATCTTCCACTCAGCATTCTTTTTTCTTCCCATTTTTCTTGTCCTTTTTTTATTTTAGCTATCCCTTCTTCTCGTTTTTCTGGAGTATTATTCCTTTTCATGTCATTAATTAATCTATTTTTTTCTTGATAAGATTTAATTTCATGATCTTCTAGTGGATGTAAGTATTTTTGTCCTCGTAAATGTTCTTCTGGATGAACGTCTGGATGTTGTTTGACTATACCATACTGGGTTCGTCCATCTTTAGCTAAAGCACCAAATCCTGCTACTTTTCTATATATTTCCTCTCTTCTATTTCTTTCAGTCTTATCTGCTTTTGTAGCTGGATGATTAGTTACTAAATCTCCAATATTTGTATGGTTTTTAACATAATCATTATGTAAATGTAAAGCGTCATGTAATGTATGTTTTTTTTGTGTATTATTCATATTATTACGATCAATTAAATTGTTCCAGGACACATGGTGTGAAATATCAGATTGACCAGGTGCTATTTTATCAGTTTCGTGGGATTGTGCAGCGTTATATTGGGTATGAACGGTGCTATTAAGTGAATGATATAGATTTCCTGTAGTTTTAACTTTTCGAGTTTCTATTGGTGAAGATGGTTCTTTGGATAACCCCTCACCTAACAAATAAAATTCTTGAATTTCTTGATATAAGTCTCTCATTTTATTAAATTTAGTATTTATTATTTTCCCAATACTTAACACCGATCAATACTGCTAAAAAACATAAAGTAGCACGAAACCAATGAATCCCTGTTATATTCATCACCAATAAAAATAATAAATGACATTCAAACCAAGTTAGTTCATACATTGCTCCATCTATGCTTATAATTCTCCCCTTTTTAAAACATATATAGTCATGCAATAATGGTGCCACTAAACCTAGTGATGCTCTATCTATAATCCACCTTAATAATTTTGGTACAGATGCTAGATCGGATTTATAATTTTTTGGCACCACTATATCAAAATTAAAATATTTACTGAAATTAATTACGTATCTGTCCTTTAAAATATAAATGTTTCCATCATTAGTACTTAATTGAGGAATTGGTAATACATTTTTATCATTCATTTTATTAAATTTAATAATTTTTTGAATGCACCTAACCGCGCTTCTTCTAATTGTGATTTAGTGTTAGCACTTTGAATATTATATTTGATTTCGTATATTAGTCCATTTTTATCAATATCATACTCGGTGGATTCCATAATTGCATTAACATAAGCATCTGGCGCACTAGGATCCATTACGCAATCTCCAGCAGTAGATAATTTATAATCTTCTGATACATATTTTTTACCATTACGCTCTTGAAGTGTGCCTAGTCCTTTACTAGATACACCGAATTTGACTCCACCTTCCATCAAAGCTTTTACAATTTTCCCATTAGGTGTATCCAATACTAATGCCTTACCAATATAATTATTGCCAGATTCCTTCAAAGAAATAATTTTATGAGATATTAATTTTGGATCTGGTAAAATACTGCTGCTGTGACTTAGTTCTCCTACTGCTTTATTTTGTTCTATGGATTCTTTGATATACCGTTTTACTTCTTTATCTAGAATGTGTTTTGGATAAATTCTTCCATTTTTGTTTTCTAACTCCGATTGAAGAAAAATCCCCTCAATAAAGTATTGTTTCGTGCCATTTACTTCTTCGGTGAGGTATTCTATTTGTTCTGCTGATTCTATTAGTAATTTCATATTATTTGTACTTTGGTAAATGATCTGGATAACGTTTTGTTAGATATTTCGCATGTTTACTACTCGATTGTTGTTCTTTGTCTAAGGTATTTAATTCTTCTTTTTCTGAAGGATTTAGGGTAATTCTATTTCTCAAACTATCATGTCTATCACCCAATTTCACTCCATAATCCATGCTATCTGGATTATTTAAAGATTTTTTGTAATATTCTCTAGTAGACGCATCTATTCTTGCATCTCTATCCTTGATACTAGGATTTTTGATTCTGTTGCGCACCCCTTTGGTGAATGTATTGGCGTTATCTTCACGAGTA